GGCGCACCTCGTAAATGGTTTAAAGCGCAAGAGGCTGTTGATGAGGAAGTCGCAGCAGAACAGCAACAAGCGCAAGTCGCTCAACTTATGGGTGCAGTTCAGCAAGGTGCGGAAACTGCAACGGCATTGGGTGAGGCTGGTCAGGCATTACAAGGATTGCAAGGATAATATATGTCTATATGGTTGCCAAAGGGATTTAACTTAAATAAATCTTACGCATTACAGGCTTTATCAACTGGCACTGCCACGCCTGAACAACAAAAAGAAGCTCTTAAATATATTGTTGAGGATTTGTGTGGAATTTATCAGGTGACATTCGATCCTGATAATGCTAGGCTAGATGCACATAATCAAGGGCGTGCATATATCGGACACGCCATTGTTCAAATTACTAAATTGCGATTAAATGAAGTATCTGAATTATTAACCAAGGAGAAAGTAAATGACGGATCAACTAGACCTAAGCGGTCAAGACCCACAAGCACCAGCGCCTGATAGTCAAGCGCCTGTAACACCAGAGCCGACCGCGCCTGCGCCAGTTTCTACGCCAGAACCACAGGCTGACTGGCCTACAGACTGGCGCCAAAAAGCATCTGGCGGTGATGAGAAAATCTTAAAACAACTTGAGCGCTACAATAGCCCTGCCGATGTTTCTAAGGCGTTGCTTGAGTTGCGCGGTAAATTATCATCTGGTGAGTATAGGCGCAATGTGGCACCACCTGTAGATGACGCCGAAGCCATGAAAGTATGGCGTGCCGAGAATGGTATCCCAGAATCACCAGAGGGATATGAGGTTAAATTAGGTGATGGTATTGTTATGGGAGATGATGATAAACCCTATGTGGATGAATTTGTCAAATCAATGCACGCTAAAAACATGCCACCAAGCGCCGTAAATGAGGCTTTAAACGCATATTTTACAATGCAGAACAGACAGGCTGCGGAAGCTGTTAAAGAAGATCGTGCATTTCAACAGCAGACAGAGGAAGCCTTGCGTCAAGAATGGGGGCATGAGTATTTGCCAAATTATAACATGGCTAAGGAATTTGCAACTCAGCGTTTTGGCGCAGAAGTTGGTGCTGCGATTTTGCAAGCTGGCCCTGATGCCGTTAAGGCTGTGGCATCAATCGCTCGTGAAATTAATCCTGCAATGACATTAGTACCTAATAGCGCAAACCCAACACAGGCTATTGCTGATGAGTTGAAAGTATTGAAGGGTAAAATCGGAACTCCAGAATGGTACCGTGACACATCAATGCAAAAACGATATACAGATTTGGTTGCGGCTCAAGAAAGATTTTCAAGTTAGTACATTAGTTTTTCCTTTTAAAACCTATGACCATAGCGAAAGTTATGGTCATTTTTTTACTTGATTTTGTAATTAAATTATAATAATCTATTATTATCTTACTGAGGCACCCGATACTCGATCTCGTTTTGTAAGATATAATGACTGACGCTAGGCCCCGTTCTTTGGCTTTGTAGAGTGACCCCTTTATGGATACCTCACTCAAAAAACCTCCCTTCACGGATACCCCAATGCAAGGTTTAAATTTCATTTAACCTTTTTTATTGGAGCTTTAAAATGGCACAAACAATCACTGGCACCCGTAACGCCAATATGACAATGTACCGTGATGAGTACATTGCTGGTTTTGAACGTGGTGGTTCTTTACTTCGTAATACTGTAACTACTGAATATATGCAAAAAGGAAACTCTGTTGTTTTCTTAGTAGCTGACTCTGGAAATGCAACTGCTGTTACTCGTGGTTCGGATGGTTTATATCCTGCACGTTCTAACAACAACAACCAAGTCACATTGCAACTTATCGACCAAACTGATTTAACACGTATGAATGACTTTGATATTTTCTCATCTCAAGGTCCTCAGCGCGAAATCATGTTCAAAACATCGCAAGATGTTATTGCTCGTTCAGTTGACGATCAGATCATTACAGCTTTAGACGCTGGTACGCTTGGAGCAAATACTGTAGCTGATACCGACGCTCTCGGTAACTTCTACAAAGGTTTGACAATCCTTGGTAATAACAACGCTGGTGTTAAGGCGCCGGGCGATGTTACTGCGCTTGTATCACAGGGCTTCTATGCAAACCTTTTGAAAACCAAAGAGTTCTCAACAAAAGAATATGTTGATGTTCCTAAGTTAGTAAACGGTATTCCTACACCAATTAAAATGGAGCAATTCATGGGTGTAAACATTATCGTCCACACTGGCTTGGCTGGCAACGGCACATCTTCTGAGAAGTGCTTTATGTTCCACAAAGGCGCGATTGGTCATGCTATCGACAAGAACACATTTAATCCTGAAATGGATTTCAACCGTGAGCAAAACTACTCATGGGTTCGTTGTTCGGCTTACATGGCTGCTAAATTATTGCAAAACACTGGCGTTGTTCAGATTTTGCATGATGCAAGCTCATACGCTCCTGTAACAGTTTAAGCATAAGAAAGGATTATAAATTATGCCTTATTCTACATCAAATCCTCCTATCTTAGTTGGTCAAGGCGTTCAGAACGCTTACCCTGCTGAGTGGATTCACCAATCAGTTGACGCAGCTTCTGTAGTTCAAGTTGCTGGCTTTATTACTAACGGTTATCAGTTAGGTATGAAGGTTGGTGATTTTGTGACACACCGCGAAACAGATACTGATATTGTCTCTCGTTTTGTGGTTAAAACAGTAAATGCTGCGACAGGTGCGGTTGATTTAACCAACGCTACTGCTGACGCTTCTGGCACAAACTCAGACTAAGAATCCCTCCTTGGGTGATCCCCTCCGCGTTTATTCACGGAGGGGATTTTCTTGTTCCATTTATTGAAAAATAGTATTATAATGTGTTTACTTTAACCAAGGAGATTATTAAATGAAAACCGAAAAAACATTACAGATTAAAAGAATCCCAACGCGATCACCATCAACAAGAATTGAATGGGATGTTACAGTTCCAGTTGACACAACGATTGAGGATTTATTAAATCCTGTATTTTGGTCACACGTATCTGGTTCAACATTTGGTGGTCAGAACAATTTAATTACCGTCTATTGGGATGATAAATCACAGATTGCGGAATTGTATGTTTCTCATTATGACCATGCTGGTGCAAAAATGCGACTTATCTCTCATGTTGTTTTTGATGATCCTAAAATTACAGATGTTGATGATAGTTACAAAGTCACATTTTCCCAATCACAAAAGAAATATAAGGTTACTCGTGTAGCTGATGGCGTTGTTATTAAAGATGATTTTGCTACTAAATCAGAAGCATTAGATTTTATTGAGGAATACAAATTAAAAGCTGAATAGTGAGGTTTAATGACCGATAAATTATCTATATATAATAACGCTCTTTTGCAACTCGGCGAAAGAAAGCTCGCTTCCTTGACTGAAAATAGAAAGCCACGGCGTGTTCTGGATCAGGTTTGGGATAGTGATTTTATTCGCGGTTGCTTAGAGGACGGTCATTGGAATTTTGGAACCCGTACTATTCGATCAGATTATAACCCGTCAATATCGCCTGATTTTGGATATAAGTATGCACACGATAAGCCTGATGATTGGGTTCGCACATCTGCTTTATCTATAAGTGAATACGTCACTGACCCATTAACATCTTATAACGATGAGGTTAATTTCTGGTTCTGTGACCATCCTGTTATATTTGTTCGTTATGTTTCTGATGATCAATCATATGGCGGAGATATGTCTGGCTGGCCTGAAAGTTTTGTTGATTATGTTGAGACAAAATTAGCATCTAAAATTTGCCTTAGTATCACTCAAAGCTCCGTAAAGGAAAACGATTTATTATCAAAAGCAAATGATATGTTGAAGGTTGTTAAGGGTCGTGACGCGCAGAATGATCCCCCCAAATTTACGCCAACTGGTTCATGGGTTCGGTCACGCGCAGGTAGTCGTGGTCGTGGTCGATGGGGTGATACTGGTCGATGAAGGAGAATTTAACTTACCAAACATTTAATCGTGGCATTGTTGGTCGTCTTGGTTTAGCACGTACTGATGTGGAGAAAATACGTCTTGGCGCAGTTATTCAGGACAATTTCATGCCCCGCGTTTTGGGCGCAATGTCATTGCGTGCTGGATTGAAATATACTGGAGACACTGATTCTAATAACAAAGCAATTCATATTCCATTTATTTATTCTACTACTGATACTGCTATTTATGAAATTACGAATCAGAAGTTACGTATTAAAATAGACGATGCGCCAATAACTCGCGTTTCTGTTTCTACATCTATTACAAGTGGAGATATGTCATCTGCGGCGGGTTGGACAGACAACGATCAGGCTGGAACTACGTCTAATTTCTCTGGCGGATACATGACTTTGCAGGGAACGGGGGTTAATTCTGCCCGTCGAACGCAGCAAGTAACTGTTGCTGGTGGTGATATTGGAAAAGAGCACGCGCTTCGTATTGTTATTGATCGTGGTGTGGTGATTCTTCGTGTTGGTTCTACATCTGGAGCCGATGATTTTGTGCAGGCGGTTACTCTTACTAAGGGTACATATTCTATTGCATTTGCCCCAACTGGTAACTTCCATGTCGATTTTAGATCATTTACTCGATATGCGTCATGGGTTGATTCATGCACAATAGAATCATCTGGCATTTCTTCATTAACAACTCCTTGGGTAGAAGCTGATTTGCCGTTAATTCGTCACGATCAGTCTGGTAATGTTGTATATGTATTCGCCGATAAATATGCGCCATATAAGATACAACGGATAGATACTGGAACTTTGCAATATACGAAACGATCATTTGGTATTGTGAATTATCTTTCTGACGATGGTCCATTTAGGAGCATAAATTCTTCCGATGTGACAATAACAAGTAGCGCCGTGAATGGTGATGTTACTCTAGCGTCATCTCAGCCATTATTTAAATCAACTAATGTTGGTGGACTGTATAGAATTTCCTCAAATGGTCAGTATGTTGAAACAGCTATTTCTTCCGCCGATGTGTTTACTGATCCGATTCGCATTTCAGGTACGTCGGCTAATGAGCGCGTATTTGGATTGTTTATTACCGGGACTTGGGTTGGTACGGTAACTCTACAAAGATCATTAGCAACCCCTGATAATTGGACGGATGTTGCTACTTATACAATAAATCAGCCCGGCACTACATTTAATGATGGGCTGCCTAACCAGATAGCATATTACCGTATTGGTATAAAGACTGGTAATTATACATCTGGCACAGCTAATGTCGCGCTTAATGCTTCTCAAGGCAGTATTACTGGTGTTGTTAGGATCACTGGCTTTACAAACACAACAAGCGTAACAGGGTCTGTTATACAATCATTGGGCACAACGACAGCTACATCTTTATGGGAAGAAAGTGAATGGTCAGATCGTCGTGGGTATCCAACAAGCGTTGCTCTTTATCAGGGTCGCTTGTGGTGTGCTGGACGTGCTAAGATATGGGGTTCCGTTTCAGATAATTACGAGTCTTTTGATGATTCTATCGAAGGTGATTCTGGGACTATATCTCGAACTATTGGTCGTGGGCCAGTTGATGTTATTAACTGGATTTTGCCTTTGTTGCGCCTTGCTATAGGCACATCATCACAAGAAATGGTGGCAAAATCATCAACACTTGATGAGCCATTAACGCAGTCTAATGTTAATTTAAAAGACACTTCCACGCAAGGTTCTTCTAATATTATGCCAGCGCGTATTGATAATACTGGTTTATTTGTTGGTAAGTCTGGTAACTCTTTATTTCAAACAGATTATAGTGTTGATATTGATGATTATACTACAGAGGAGCTTGGAAAGATATGTGAGAACATATTTAGACAGGGTATTGTGCGTTTAGCTGTTCAACGCCACCCAGATACTCGTGTTCATTGCGTATTGTCTGATGGTAGTGTTGTTGTTCTTGTTTATGATAAACTTGAAAATGTTAATTGTTTTGTAACAATAAGCACAGATGGCAAGGTTGAGGATGCTTTTACTTTACCGACACCAACTGGTGATGATGTTTATTATTGTGTGCGCCGTGTGATTAATGGTTCTCCAGTAAGGTATTTAGAGAAATTCGCGCAAGAAGAAGATACTCAAGGGGCATCATTTGTTTACGATGGTGTTTCGGCATCTAATATATCAGTTGTTATAAATGGCATACCTAAATTTAATGACAATGTTTGGTTGACTGCGCGTGATATTAACGGCGATAAAATACAGAATGTTCAGGTTATAGATGGTACGGTTACTCTTTCTGCTCCAGTTACATACGCTAAATTTACTCCATGTGTTTATGCTTTGGCCGATAGTTACTCGCAATATGGCGGAGTGCCTGTAGATACATTCCCCGGTCTTTCATATCTAAACGGAAAGTCTGTTTGTGTATTTGCAGATGGCGTTGACTTGGGTACGTTTACTGTGACTGGTGGATCAATTACACTCCCTGTTGAAGTTGAGCAGGCTGTTGTAGGTTTGCCATACAAAGGTAGGTTTAAATCTGTGAAATTAGTGCCTCAGGTTAGATCAGGTACACCGCTTAACCAGCCTAAAATAATCAACCGACTTGGATTAATTTTATCTGATACTCATGCATTGGGATTAAAATACGGCCTTGATTTTGATGTTCTTGATGATATGCCTCTTATTGAGGATTACGACACAGTAGATGAGAATCATATTTGGGAAGAATACCCTGAGGAGTTCTTTGAATTTGAAGGTACGTGGGATACTGATTCGCGCGTTTGTTTGGAGGCGCAATCCCCAAGACCATGTACTATTCTTTCATTGATTATTGGTGTAAAGACAAATGAGAAAAATAGTAGAGATGAATAGAAGTAATGTCGTTTTTCGTGAAACAACTAAAGATGATATGCTTTCGTTTTTTAACCTTGAAACATTGCCGTTCACTGTTAAAGCATTGACTTTTTTACTAGATGGTGACATTATAGCTATATCTGGCGTTAGGTATAGTGGCGGTGGATTTCTTGCCTTTTCCGATATTAAGGATGGGGTATCTTTAAATAAAATTACAATATATCGCGGGGCTTTGGAAGTTATGAAAATGTTAAAATCTTTAAACCTTCCATTAGAGGCTTGTCCAAAAGATTTTCATACTGCTCCTAAATTATTGACAAAACTTGGCTTTACCCAAAACTCAACTGGTGAGGTTTTCTACTATGGCTGATCCATTTACCATTGCTTCCGTGGCGTTTTCTGCTGTAGGTGGTTTGCAACAAGCTAGCGCAATTAAGTCTGCTGGTAAAGCGCAATTGCAACAAGCTCGGTTTCAGCAAGAATCTGCAAGAGTTGCCGCTGGTCAGCAAAGGGCATCGGCGCAACGCCAAGCAATTGAGGATCGTCGTCGCGGTAATTTAGCGGAATCTAGGGCGCGTGCGGTTGCAAGTTCTGGTGGTGGTCAAGTTAGTGATGTTGCTAATCTTATTGGCGACCTTAATGCGGAGAGTAAATATGCTGCCTTTACATCTTTGTATGAGGGGGAATCTGCGGCGCGTGATTTAGAGAATCGCGGTGCGTTGGCTCTATATGAAGGTGAAAGTGCAAATCGTGCTGCCAAAATAGAAGCTAAATCTAAGTTGTTTGAAACGGCTGGTACTATTGGAAAGGCTGCTTATGATGGTGGTTTGTTTGACAAGTATAAGCCAAGTTCATCTAGTATATCTAGTTCATATAGAACTATAGATAACCCAAATATCAAAAACACTAAATACCTTTATTAAGGAATAATTTATGGCGGAGATACCTACAGTAGAATCTGTTTTTGGCGCACGTAGAGCACCTAGTGCAAACGCAAGTGTGTATTCATATACTGCTGGTCAAGAGGCTCGTGCGGCACAACGGGCTGGTGAGGTTGTATCAAATTCAGCTTCCGATCGTGTTCAGATCGCAAAACAAAAGCAAAAAGATTTAGAGGAGCTAGATTTAGTTCGCGCTCAAACTTTTGCGTTCAAAGAATACGCCACTCTTGAAAATGAAATGCGCAATGACCCAGATCAATCGTGGGAAAAATATAATCCATTATTTGCTCAGCGTGCCGAAGCCGCCGCGTCTATGATTAAAAATCCCGTTTTGGCTGAAAAATTTAAACTAGGATTAGATCAAGAAATAACAAGAAAGCAGATATTATCTAGCCAAATAACTAAAAAGAAAACTGACGATCAAATTTATTCAGAGTTTATTCGTGATAATGAGGATATGAAAAACCTAGCATCTGCTCTTTTGTTGAATGGTGATAAAGAGGGTGCGGCGGTAGCATTGGCGCAGGCTGAGCGCCGAAGTTTGGCTATGGCAAAAGCAGGTATTGCTGAATGGGACATGACTAAGCATGAATTATTTATGGCATCGGACGATCAGAAAAATAAATATGATGTTTTAGTTAATGCTTATGGTCAGGATAGTCCTGAGAAAATAAGTGAGCTTGTATCACCTTATAAAAATAGTAAAGTACCTTTATCTGTTCGCAATAACAACCCCGGAAATATACGTGGTAAGGATGGAAAATTTATTAAATACGCCACTCCTCAAGACGGTATGGACGCAATGCGCAAAGATTTAATGATAAAGTTATCTGGGAAATCTGGCGCTGTTTCTAAAAATTTTGGTAAGGATTATATTCCAACATTAACAAATGTTATTTCGACATACGCTCCAAGTAATGAAAATGATACTGGGGCTTATATTGCTGCAATTTCAAAGGCAACTGGATTGAGTCCTAATCAACCGTTATCGGCTGGTGACGTTGAAAAAATTATGCCAGCAATGATAAGGCATGAGGGTGGTCAAATAGCGTCTGATTATTACTCAACTGGTAAATTGGATAATTCATTATTGACCCAATCACCACTTGGATATATGTCTTTCGACACCCAATCAAAGTTAATGGATTTTGCCAATACGCGCATAAAGCAACTTGCTCCACAGCGTATTCAAAACGATATTATGTTTGCAACTCCACAACAAATTAATGATTCTCGCCAAAAATACACTGGTTACGAAGATGAATTTAATAAGGTATTGCAGGAAAGAGATAAAATTATTAAAGAGGATAATGCTGGATTTATTAATCAACATCCTACAGTAAGTCCTTATTATGAGCAAATGGCACAAGACCCAATGAACGCAGATAAAAGGGCGCAGTATTTTACTGCGTTTGATCGGACGCAGGACGAAATGGGTGTTCCTACTTATTTAAGGAGCTATATCCCTAAAGCTGAGGTTGAACAAATAAAGACGGTCATCAAATCGGCGCAGAAATTGGACGATATTGAGCGTCAATCTAATAATATAAAATTAAAGTATGGTGAGCGTTTCCCAGAAGTTGTTTCACAAATGCGTCGTGAGCAAGTTGATCCATTGTTTATTGAATACACAATGTTAGACCCAGTTACAAACGGTGGTCAGAAGGAATCTTTATATAATGCAATGAGGGCTGGCACTGAGGGGTTAAATAAAATATCAACAGTAGAAACATCTGTATTAAATGATAAAATATCTGCGGCAATGGCACCAATACAAGAGGTGTGGGCTAAGGGAGATAAAACTAACTTAACTATGCTTGCCCCACAAAAAGTTGATGCTATGAATAGTCTTGTTAAATATAGATTGTCGGCAGGTGATGATATTGACAAGGCTGTTAAATATGCTTCGGACGTTGTATTGCCATACCAAGTTGTTGATGATTTGGTTTTATCAAAATCATTTACACCTGTGCAAGCAAACAACATTGCAGTAACGGGAAAAGCAGCAAAAGATAATTTATCCCTTGTAGAAATTATGCCACCACCAGATTTAATTGATAGTGTTGGTGGTATTGATAAAGTCACTGAATCTGTTTTTAATGAGTACGTCCAAAGAAATGTGACAGCCGTTGTGAACGGAAATGATATTTTGTTTTATGACGCAACTGGGAATCCATTAATTGACAAAAATGTTTTAGAATCAACTGGAGATGAGTTTGAGGCTATCTATAAGCGCAACCTTTCATTGTCTGCGTCGGTAGCCTTGAGCGAAGAAAAAACATCAAATGATTTAATTCGTATTCGCGCCGATATTTCCAAAGAAGCAAATGGAAATGATATTGCTATGACTAAATTTAATCAAGAATTTATGTCGCGGTTTAGATCAACTGCGATTGGGTTTTATGATGAAAAAAATCCTCACCTTGTAAAAGTCAGCCCTATTATTGATGATGATTTCTTGGGCGTTCTAAAAAGCGGAAAACCTAATAAATTCCAAAAAGATTTTTATAATGCAGAGATTAAACGCGCTCGTGTGAATCATGCCTATTTTAAACAAGTATTGGAATCTTTACCTGAGAGCGCTCGTCCTAAATTATTAGAGTTAGCTAAGAAAAGCAATGAAGCTCATATTGAAAAAGCTACTGCTATTAAAAGATTTAATGAGCGATTAAAGAAAGATCGTGAAGGTCTTGATGGTCCGTCTATTAATGCGCTACGTCAAACGCAAATTGATACTTTGAAAAACATTAACTCTATTATAGATACTGGAATCGGTTACAATTATATTGAGCTTCCTGATTGGGCTAAATAATGCAAGAAACTTTCCGCCCTACATTTAGTAGAACATTGTCGCAAGGTGCGTACGAGCAAATCGTAAAGCCTACATTTGGTGACATTGCTAGTGCTGCGTTTGCGGAAGGTGAAACAACAAATATAACGCCTTCTTTAATGAACTTATTGCCTAAGGCTGATAAGTCAAAAGTATTAACCCCAGAAGAAGCTAATAAGAAATATCAAATTGGCAATCTTAAATTTAATGATCCTATTGGTGAAAACACTGCAAAAGAATTATACGATAAACAATTTGCACAGCTTCGTCGCCAAGAAATCATGCGTATGGGGCCACAAGGTTTTGCAGGCGGCGCTGTTAAATTTGGCGCAGGTTTAGCTTCTACATTTACTGATCCGGTCGGGTTAGTTGCTAGTGCGCTTGTTCCTGAATTGTTACTCGCTAAAGGTGCAAAGACTTTGGGGGGCGCCGCTAAAACTTATATGACAGCGCGTGCTGGTCAAACAATAGGGCAGAGAGCGACATTCGGCGCAGTGGAAGGCGCTGCTGGTGCGGCATTGTTTGAGCCATTAGTTTATCTATCACAACAGAAAGATCAACTTGATTACGGGGTCGCAGATAGTTTCCTTAACATTGCGTTTGGCGGTATTCTAGGTGGCGGTATTCACGCGGCTGGTCGTGGTTTAGAATTGCGTGCTGAGAAAGCGGATCAGATTAAAGTTCAGGCTAGAGAGCGATTAGATAGGGATGTAAATAATTTAATAGATGAGTTAGATTCTCTTGACCGCGCAGATAGGGCTACATTAACGAAAACAGCACTTAATGAAGTATTGCAGGATCAGATGCCTAAAAACATTGATGCAGCACTACAAAGGCTTTCCCTTGATCGCGCTGTCCGTGGCGGCTTGTCTGAGGTTACGTTTAAGGTTGATGGTACACTTACGGATAGTAATTTTATGAAATTGAAAAAGCGTTCTGGTGGTGATGCGGTAGGGGCGATACCTGTTGCTAAATTCAAAAGTAACTCAGAGGTAGATTCTTATATTAAATCCACTGGTAAAGAAAGAACACAATTTATTTCACAGCGTGATTCATCTGGTAATTTAATTGTATCTGAAATTCGTAAAGCTAATGTTGTCAGGGATGATGTTGGTGGTATTAGGGTATTTAAAGGTCGTGAGGAAGCGCAACAATATATCAAAGACACTGGTGGTACTGGTAATTTAATTAGCCTACAAAAACGTCAAGGCGCAAGTGAGCAATCTCACATTGTCGTAAATGGTATAACGCCAGAAGAAGCTAGGTTAATTCAGCAAGACCCATCGTTTGTCGATTTCTATGAGCCACGTTTTGAACCGCCTAAAGAAATTACGCCTGAGTTGCGTCAGAAGTTTGTTGACAACAATAGTATTAAAGTTAAAGATTACAAATTCGATCCAAACGACACGACAAATGCTGTTGATTTTGACGAAACTGATGTTCGTGATTTTGATGATTTTGTAGACGATATTGATGTTAATGTTGATACTGTTATGAAGTACGCCGATGAAATTGAGGCTGAGTTAAAAACTGATCCAAATTATTTTAGCAAAGAGCAAATTGACGCATTAGCTAAGGACATGGATGAGTATAATTATTTACTTGATGAGAAAGATGCGCTTAAACTTATGGGTGTTTGTATGAGGCAAAATGTATGAGCAAAATTGATTGTGTAGAGAACGCTTATCAAGCGCTAAAGAAGGCTCGTCAAGCTAAGTTGGGAGATAAGGCTGGTGCTGGTGTTTTAAGAAAGACACTTGAGTCTGAATATGAGCGCATTGTAAAATCACCAAATTATAATCCTCAAACAGTTATTAAGGAGTTGATTGAGTCAGCTAATGAAAGAATTAGAATTGCCGCAAAACAAAGAGCAAACACATTACTTATGGCTCGCGCTGAAAACGATATGTTTGGTTATATTAATAATAATCTCTCTGATAATCCTGTCGATGGTGTCATGTCTTACCTTGGTGGTATTCAGTCTTATAAAGCTGGCACAAGAAGTTCAGTCGCGTCTCATCAACAGCAATTAATGAACGCCTATACAAGTAAGCTAGACAGAGATTTAAGATCGGCTGGTCTATCAGAGAAATTTGAAAGCGGTGATTTTGATGATTTAATAGCAAAAGAATTATTTGATATTTCTCTTGAAGTGCCAACAGGTAAGGCAACAAATTCTGCCGACGCTAAGGCAATGGCAAAAATAATTAAGGATATACAGGAAAAGGCTAGGCTTCGTGCCAATCGTGCTGGTGCCGACATAGGTAAATTGCAGGGTTACATCACATCACAAACGCATGACATGATGAAAATCTATAAAGCTGGATATGAGAAATGGGTTAATGATACTCTTGAATTATTGGATATTGAAAAAACTTTTGGCAGGGCAGATATACCGCGTGAAGATATTATTGAAGTTCTAAATGATTTGCACAAAGATTTTGCATCTGGCAATCACATGAAGGTCTCTAAAGACCCACCCGCCTTGGCTTATAGAAAAAAGGGCAGAAACATTGGTGGCTCTTTATCAAATGAAAGATTCTTACATTTTAAAGATGCTGAGTCATCAATGAAGTATAATGAGCAATATGGTCGTGGTAATATCAGAGAAACTCTTTTTGAGGCTCTTGGTGGTCTTGCTAGTAAGACTGGTTTGATGGAAAGAATGGGACCTAACCCAGAAGAAACATTGAATCGTGTTATGGCTAAAATTAAAGATTCAATCGGAAATAAAGATCAAAAAAAACTAAACAAGTTTTTAGGAAGTGAAACTAGATTTAGAAATTTAATGCGCGTTCTCGATGGAAGTGTGAGTGTGCCTGCAAATAATATGTTAGCGCAATATGGTATGATATTTAGAACAATACAAACAACAGCTAAATTGGGTGGCGCCGTTGTGTCTGCTATTTCTGATGTTGCTTTGGCTGCGGCGGATTTACGTTATCAGGGCTTTGGATTTCTTTCGTCATACAATAACGCAATCGTAGGCGGGTTTAATTCTGTGCCACGTGTGCATCGTAAAGAGATTGCCAGTATGCTTGGCGTGTTTATTGATGCTAATAAATATGATTTGACAAGTCGTTATTCTGGTATTCAAGATGTTAATGGCAAAATGGCGCGTATGACTAATAAGTTCTTCCGCTTTACTGGATTGGCGCAATGGACGGATCGTATGAGAATCAACGTGTCGCTTGCCATGTCTGCACGAATTGGCGCCGCAAGTGATTTGAATTACGGTCAGTTGGAGCTTGATTTAAAGAATACGCTTAATTTATATAACCTTGGAGAAAAAGAGTGGGAAGTAATTAGACGGTCGGCGATTGATGAGGGTGAGCATAGATTCGCAACTCCTGAGGGTATAGATAGTGTATCCGATGATGTAATAAAATCATTGTATGGTGATGTTGATCCAAACTTAAAGCGTCAAGATATATCTGATAAATTTAGAGCATACTTCATTGATAGAACAGAACACGCTGTTATTACGCCAGATGCACGCACGACTGCCATTATGCGTCAAGGTTTACAGGCTGGCACTGTAGCTGGAGAGGCGATTAGAATGATTATGCAGTTTAAGGGTTTCCCTATAGCTTATTTACAAAAGGTAGGTGGTAGGACTTTATACGGAAAGCAACAAGGTAAGGTCGCAATGGCGGCTGAAATTGCCCACATTTTAGCTGCAACGACAATCCTTGGATACGTGTCGATGTCTATTAAAGATTTATTAAAGGGTAGAGAGCCTCGTGACCCATTAGCTGCATCGACATGGGGGGCGGCTATGATGCAAGGTGGTGGTTTGGGTTTGTATGGTGATTTCATATTAGGTAACTCTAATAGATTTGGCGGTGGACTTGTTTCATCTTTAGCTGGTCCGACGGTTAGTGAGTTTGAAAAAGGATGGAAAATACTGGCTGATATTCGTGACGGTAAAGACCCTAGTGGTAGGGTTACCAGCTTCATATCTGGTAACATCCCATTTGCTAACGTGTTCTATTATAAATGGGCTGTCGATTATTTATTCCTATATCAAATACAGGAAGCCATCAACCCCGGCTCATTACGTAGGATGGAAAAGCGTATTGAGGAAGAAAATAAGCAAGAGCTTATGTTCAGACCTTCTGAGATAGTCCCATCTGGCGGTTTGTATGGATTGAATCAGTGATTATTATATTGATTACTGCTTTATGTTCGTGTAGTATTTAACTCATATTTGTTAAACGTGGCAAGGAGAATCTATAATGCCTCAAATTACCCCAGACAATGCAAGCGTTGGTCAGTTTTCAAGCTCTAATTCTGAGTCATATTCTGCTATTTTAGCGGCAGGTGATTGGGCTGTTTTTAAAACATTACATACATCAGACAATCAGATTTATGCCCGCCCTGTAAATACAAGTAATATTAACGGCGACTCACCGTCTATTGCATTCGGAACTGTTACTGTTTATGGCTCTAATTCTCCTGCTGATTTAATTCGTGAGCCAACAGCATCAGGCGCGTCATGGGTGCAGGTTAAAGACACAGCAGGCGCAGGTGTGGCATTAACCGCGACTGGTGGTTCTGTTATTGTTGACACTTATTCAATTATTGCGGTGCGCCGTGTGGGTGGCACTGGTAGCGTTCAAGCTATTCTTAAATCAAACATTAGCAAGTAAGGTGATATTATGGTATTAGACGAATCCTCATTGGTTGAATTAAAGAAACTTGTAACGCTTGGTGAAAATAGCTTTAGGCTTTACGCTAATGCTGGAGAAACGCTTGTTATTCTTGAATCATTATTACAGTCTATTAAAGAAAAAGAAGTTGAATTATCATCTCTTAATGATGAAATTTCTACATTAAACAACTCAATCTTATCTGCTAAAGGTAAATTGAAAGAAGCAAAAGATGACGCTAAAGGCATCCTTTCTGCTGCTCGTGAGGAATATGATAGTATTCTATCTAAGGCAAATGACGAGGCTGAAAAAATTAAAGTATCAGCAAAAGAAAAAGCCGATAAAGATTACGCGAAATCTCAATCAAAGCTAGCTGAGATTGACTCTGTTATTGCAAACAAGGAAGCTGAATATAAAGAGGTTTTACGTTTACGTTCAGAGAACGAGCGTGTTAAAAAAGAACTTGCCGATGAGCAAGAGCGCTTAGATAAAGTTAAGGCTGATCTATTAGCAATCATTGGTGTCGGAAAATAATTTAATTTAAAAAGGATTTGCAAAATGCCTAAGTCAACATCAGCGTCAAACGCAATTCTCAACTTAATTTACAGTGCGACTGCGTGGGCAAATGTGGCAGATAACGCCGCATCATCTCCACTAACGGCTATTTTTGTGGCACTTCATACTGCCTCGCCTACTGCTGGCGGTTCAGGTCAAAACGAAAACGAAACATCTTACACCAACTATGCGCGTCAATCGACTGCCCGTTCAACTGGATGGGATGCGGCATCAGGTGGTGCTATTGCTAATAACGGTCAAATTAACTTCCCTCAATGCGGTACAACTGGCGCAACAGTAACCCACGTGTCAACTGGTCGGGCATCGTCAGGCGCAGGCGGTGTATTCCACTACGGCGCATTAAATAGTTCGCTCGCTGTTGCAAATGGTATTACCCCACAATTTGCTGACGGTGCATTAACCGTAACAGAATCATAAAAATGGATGCGCGTACTGACCTAGAAAAATGGCTTTGGAAATATGTAGGGAAGCCCCTTTATTATTGCGAGACGTGCAAAAAACACGTTGACGTAAAGGTAAATGGTGACGATGTGAAGATAAAACGCCATTGTGAACACCATGACGCACGCATAATTGCACCGCGTAAAGCGACTGTATCTGGTAAAGGTTTTGCTGGTTTATCAATCGTACAAAAAGCCAAGGTAAAATTAGAGCAAGGCGCGGCTAGTCTGACGGGGCGGTGTGTCTAATGTTCAGAAACGTACAAGAGTTTGCCGATAGCTTTGACGCTGGCCGTTACAATATAACGACCTTTCGTAAACAGGTATCAAGCGCGGCAACCTTGGCTAATGATTTTGTCGATTACACATATTTTTCAGGTAACCCGATTGCAAATTTCTACGCATCCGAACCCTTAGTCGCCGCCACAATCGAGCGTAACAAGGGTCTGAATATCCCCGATATAGATCAATATATTAAATCAGTAACCCTCATGAGTGGCGCGGCCTCTGCGACTGTAGCCACTAACCAGAGACAAACCATTCACATGATGGATTATTTATTATACTACCCGTTTATTGATACGGATGCGGTTGGTGAGGTTCAAACATTGGATAACACGATCACACTACCTCGATATATTGACGGTCACGGCGTGCAGGTAATTGCGGTAGGTCAGTCTGCATCGTCCGCCGTTGGCACTTATACATTGAATTACACAAACTCGGATGGTGTATCTGGTCGCATATCACAACCAGCCTTTACAAAAGTCATTAACGGCGGTGGTGTTATAGTCAGCTCCACAAGTAATAGTGTCGCTGGTTCGCAACCTTTTGCCCAATTACAGGCAGGTGATAAGGGTGTTCGTACCA